AAGGGTAAACCATAATATTCATTCTTCTTAAATTCGTATGTATAGTCGTGATCTTTACAAAACTGTCTGATCTTATCTAATAATCCAACATATATCTGTCCATTCTGAATATTAAATAACCTTATCTTTCCGTCCCAATACTTATTCTTATAAGTTGGCATAAACTTTGCACCAGGTACTTCAAAGGTGAAATAGTCTGCTAACTCATAATAAACGTGCATATCAGATTCTATCTGAAGATGCACTTCATTCTTTTTTGATATTATCAAATGTGACATAACATTGTCAATATCAATTATTTAGTTGTGTTTTATAAACCTACTTTTTCTTTGGTTCGGGAATACTTCCTTTTTTGATACCTTTTGTTGTGGGATTAGCTAATTTATTTCTTGGAAATACTCTATCTAAATTAATATTTAAATCACTATAAGATTGCGTATAATTAGGATAAGCATCCATATCTAACACCTCACGACCTGATACTTCTCTTGATGGTTTCTTTTTTAATACAGGAGGTTGTGATAATTGTCTGTTTGAATCTCCCATATTTTTGAGATTTCTCATTATTTTATCTTGATTACCAGGTTTATCTGTAAGTTTTTTTATTTGTGCTATTGGCATCTCATCTCTAAATTGTTTTTTACCAACACCTCTTAAATTTTTATGCCTATATCTTGTAGCAGATTTAGAAATCCCCAATGGAAATGTCAATTGTGGATATCCATCTTGGCGAGGAACGGGCATTGCACCACCATCTAATTTATTTTCCGCAGATCTACGTAAAGAAGTAAAGGGATTTTTAGGATTACTTCTAAAGTTTTTGATATCTTTTACTGGCACCTTTTTAGTTGCAGATTTCAAACCAATTTTTTTTAGAGTTTTAAATCCTAGTTTACCTGCTTTTAATGCAAGTTCAAACTTATTCAGTTCTGTGATGAATTGATTATAAGTTTTCATAATCTCCTCGTTAGTGCTAGTTTAAGTAATTTCTTTGCACCTTGTTTGAGTAAACGAGGTGTTTGTCTTGCTAAAGGTGTCGGACCACTTCTGAGTCCTTTTCCTTTTCCTAAAAATGGATTAAGTGTACGAGTTAAACCACCTCTACCTGTAACAAATTGTTTTACTTGATATCCTTTTTTTGGATTTGGAAACATACCACCTTCTAATTTTCCTGTCTTTGGGTTTTTAAATTTACCCACCTGTTTCATATCATCTTTAAACAATTTACTAAAAGATGCAGTATCCTCACCAGGTACTCTTACATTCTTTCCCTGATTAGAATAATCTTTTAATCCTTCACTAAATTGTTTATAAGTTTTCACTGTTAGAAATCGTACCCAGTTGGTTTTTTATTCTTTTGTTTACCACCAAGTTTAAAAGTGGTTGTGCCAGTCGTATATTTCGTTACTTTTGGTTTATCATTTTTTGTATTAGTTTTAGTAGAAGTATTTGTTGTATTAGTTTTTACACCAGAACCAGGTTGATTTGGTTTATTTGATTTTTTTCCTTTACCAATACCAGTAACTCCTTTAATTGCTGTATCAATAACTTTATCAGCCCCCTTTGCATACGCATTTGGTGTAAGACCAGTCGCATTCCATCTTGCAGCACTTTGTGCAAATGAACCTGCCTTTGCTAAATTCTTTGCACCACCTAGTGCTCTGATACCTTTAAATACTTTTCCACCTGGTATAGCACCTAGTGCGTCTAATCCTGCTTGTTTAAACTTTCCTTTTCTTAAATTATTAATTGCTGAACCTGCAGAATATGCAGTTAATGCTGCACCACCAAGTTTTAATGCTGCTGGTATAAGAGCTAAAGGTGCTATCTCATCTAATTGTTGTGCTTCTTCTTGAAATTGTTTGAATGTTTTCATTTTACTTTTTCTACCTTTTATCTGCTGTGGTTTAAGTTTTTTTGCAATATACTCACCAGATTTTTTACCAATATCTGTATCTCCAATTAATTCTGGTCTACTTCTTATCTTCGTTCTAGAACCAACAAATCGATCTATTTGATCCATTGCCTGATTTGTAAGACTACCTTCTTTACCCTGATTAAATAATTCTAATCCAGTATCAACAGCAATGACACCACCAGCTACTTTTCTAACAGGTTTAGGTATTTTATTGATTAATTTCTTGAAGGGTATCATTATCCCACGATTGTATCAAACCATTCTTGACTCATACCAGCAATAATTTTATCTGCTGAATCGCTATCTACTGCATACTTTTCATCAATAAGATGTTTTACAACCTTTTCATAATCTTCATGAATTTGTTTTGTTTCTCTTGGAGTCGGTTTCATTGCATTATTAATTCTACTAATCTATTTATTAATTATAGCCTGCTTGGAACTTATTCCATTCAATTGCATTTTTGATTTGATATGTTCGATTAGATACTGCTCTTATAACTTCTTCTAAAAACTTAAGCATTATATCATAATATTTAATTTTCATATCCACTTTATTCATCTTATCATCTGCTTCAAGATGTCTTTGAATCGCATCTTTTTCCCTTACTTTATATGGAAAAGGTTCTTCAACATATACTTCTGCTGGTGCTTTTCCAGTATAATAATTATATCTTTCTAGTCTAACTTTAGCATATTGCTCTCTTGCTCTTTCACGAAGTAAAGTAATTGTATTGTAGAGTGTATAATACTTTGAGTGAAGTTGAGGTATTTTAAGTGATTCATCATGTAAATTATCAGGATCGATCTTGGAGTCTTTCTCCCACATCTCCTGAATCTGTTCAAGATTCATGTAACGCTGCTTACTAAATCGTATATTGTATACTTGAATGTTGCTTCTGCTGTAAGATATTGAACATCAGTAGCAGTTGCATCAAAGTCTAAAGATGTTAATGATATTGGAAATAAGTCATTAAATTTTACTTTAGCAACCTCTCTATAATTACTATTTTGGATACTTAGAGTTCCATCGCAAAATGCTTCTTTTGGATCTCTTATACCATCAGAGTCGGTGGTTATATCTTTGAATTGTTTTCCAGACTCTGGGAATCCCAATCCTTTTAACCATCCATAAACTGAAAGGTAGTTTTCCATATTCTCATCAACTAAAAAACGAAGAGTAAAATCTCCGAATGTTAGTCTTTCACCTGGTACAGAAATATTTTTTAGATATGATGACTGTTGTGCAAGTTCAAGACTCAACTCTGGTATTCTAGCAGAATTTGAGAAAAAGTCAACCTTTGGAAACTTAGTCAAATTAAATTTAAATGCTACTCCAGATAGAAAATTGCGATTTCCTACTTGTTTAAAAAATGGCGAATTGGTCATATCTTTTTGATTATTTATTGTCTTTGTGTAAAATCAATTCCTTCTAAGTGATCAAACTCGTGTTGAAAAACTCTAGATGCCATTCCACTTAATTTTATTTTATGTACCTTTTTGTCCTCATCCTCATATTTAACGACAATTCTATCAGGTCTTTTCACGTTTATAAATTCATCGGGATATGACAAACAACCCTCTTCAAAATCTACACACTCATTATATTTTTTAACTATACTTGGATTAAAACATACAATGACTTCATTAGATTCTAAATCTTTAATCATCGCAAATGCCCTTACATACATACCAATTTGATTTGCAGAAAGACCTATCCCTTCATAATGATGCATATTTTCAATTAAGATTTTTGCAACCTCATGACGGTCTGTGCTCTTTGCACATTTATTACACGGACACACTCTCTCGTGTAACATTGGATGCGTGTTAGGTATTAGTTTTAGTATCATCTTTCCTTGGATTATTTAGGTTCCAAGAAGAACCTTCTATGAAGATATTCAGATAAACCCACTTCGCATAGTGCACACCTCTATAACACATAAAAGCAAACACTTTTTCTGGGTTGTGAATATCGGGATCGTATTCTGGGACCTCTGGATACTCCCAGTCTATGCGTATCATTACCTACTCCAAACTGAGTAAATATTTATTTGTTAGCGTATCTTAACAAATTAGTAAGTATACCCTGCTACAAATAGTTGCTCATCAGATGATGGTTGTGAACCTGGCACATATAATCCCATTGCTGCTTCTGAATTTGCCTTTGCCCTCGCAATCAATGCTGATTGTCCTGCTTTCTCATTTGAACCTAACCACCCTTTAAGACAAGAATGTTGTAGTGCTCTTCCATATGAGAACGAAACATTCCAAGGAACACCACCTATAATATTCATTTCATTTAAGTATACTGATGCTGCTTCTTCACTTAAACCACCAGATAAGAAGTTTATACCTGGTACTTCGGGTGGTACACAACTCAACAATGTTTGAATAGTTTTTTGTGCAACTACTTTATAATCTACTTGGTCAGGACAGTCAGCACCACACACTGTCATAGATGGTTTTAATAATGTTCCTTCAAGTAAAACACCATTCATTTTACATGCTTTATAAACTTCTTGTATTACTTTTCTCTGTATTCTTTGTGTGACATCAATGTGATGGTTTCCATCCATCAGTATTTCTGGTTCAACAATTGGAACTAATCCAGATTCTTGAACTGAACGAGCGTATCGAGCGAGTCCCCAAGCATTTTCTTGTATTGCTAAATCAGAAGGTCCATCCTCTGTAATTTGTAAAACTGCTCTCCACTTTGCAAATCTTGCTCCCCTCTCATAATAATCAGATGCTCTTTCAACTAATCCATCTAGTCCAGAGCAATATGTTTCATGGGGTAATCCACCAGGTAATGGTTTTAAACCTTTATCCACTTTAATACCTGGTAAAATATTTTGTTGCCTAAGTTTAAATACCATTGATTCACCATCTACATGGTCTTGATATAATGTCTCTTCAAATAATATTGCTCCACTAATATATCTTCCTAATTCTGGTGTGGTAAATAACATACCACGATATGCTTGTCTATTTTCTTCAGTATTTTCTACATTAATTCCCGCTAATCTTTTACCAATTGTTCCTGTAGATTCATCAACAGCAAGTATACCTCTACCTCTACTTGCTAGTTTTTTGGCATTTTGTTTCAGTGTATCTCTATAATATGCTAGGGTCATTTCTATAAATTTAATAATTTCTTTATTATTTATAATTTAGCATAAAAAAAAGAGGATGTCAATGACATCCCCTCGAAAGATATTGTAATCTCTAGATTACATAAGGTTAGAAAC